ATCTTCTGTAGGCTCTACAGCATGAATAAAGTTAAACTTTTTCTCTGGTGAATCACCAGCTGCCTTCTTAACTTTCTCCCCTACATTATCTTCACCAAATTCCTGAACAGCTTGTCTTGCTGTAAGTTTATATTTGCGATAAAGCGTATCTACCTTACCTGCAATATTTTCCTGTATATAATATTCGGCAATATGCAAAGTATTAAAATGAACACCGCCAACATCATATCCTTCATTAGCTTCCTCTACAAAAATGGCAGCTGTGCCAATAGAGCAAAGATCCATATACAATTCATGGACTTCGGTATTAAAATTTGTATCATTAAACAAGTCATACATTCTTCTCGCAGTATCTTCCAGCCAAAGCTGTACATCTCTTTGTTCATTAAGTTCTTTGTCTCTTATCTTTAAATGAAACCATGCTAATGATGGAGAAGTTAATGTACCTTGCAAACTACTTGCTAAAAGATTAGAAGCTGTAATTGCAGTTGAATCAAATAACCTTTCTGTTCTTTTCTCGCCTTTGGAACGAACAAAAGTAATATCGGCTTTTCTTGGCATAGTGTAATCCAAAATTTCCTGCCAATGGGTTTCCCATGTTTGGCGCTCTGCCTCCATCCTGGCACATCTTTTTTTAATGTAGTCAAAAGTATCCATTACGAATAAGCACTCTTACTAGAACCGCCTAAAAGTGTTTTAGCTGTTGCTGCTTCCTCTTCAACGCCTTTACCACTTGTTAAAATAGTACCGTATTGACCTTGCCTTTTAGATGCCAACATTTTATCTTTTGCCCTTTCCAGCTTCGCCTCTTCTTCTTTTTGCCTATCCTGCAAAGAAGTATCTACAGCAGGAGGTGGAGGAGGCATTTTAGGTGCTGATTTACCGCCCATGTTTAATTTCCTCTATAACCATTTACATTCTTCTCTTAACATACCATATACAGCTGCATCTACATATTTATTTTTCATATTAAAGCCCTTACGAACAATCCCTTCTTTTGTAAATCCAACCCCTTTTATTAATCTTTCGCTTCTTTTCTTACCCTCTACAGTAACCGCTGTGATTCTACCACACCTTAACTGCTTAAAGCAGTAATCAAACATATACCTAATAAAACGTCTTTGACATATTCTTGGTGTACTCAAAGCTAAATGTATATATATATTATGTCCATCATAATCAGTAAATAAAATACCGCCAATTACCTTGCCATCTTCTACAAAACCGATAAAAGAAGATGCTTCCTTTAACTCGTAAACAAAAGCACGTTTGCATACAAAGCTAGTTACAGATTCTCGCCATGTTTCATCAACAACAGCGTATATCACTAATAGTTTCCGCTACCTAACATTGTTCTTTTAACATTAGCCTCTTCTTCTACACCTCTTGCCCTCGTCATAATTGTTCTCTGCCCATAACCGCTACCTCTGGCTTTTCTCTCCGCTAAAGTTGAAGTAACTGCTGATGCAGTAGTTGTTCCTCCAGGTGCAACGTAATCTGGATCTTTTACTATATTGTATCTTCCTGGAGTTGATGAAAAAGGAGATATATTTGTTCTTTGAATTTCTGTCCAGCCACCGCCTCCTCCTGGCGTAACATCTGAATCTTGCCACAGTTGATACATAGGCGCTTTTCCACCACCCAAGCCAGCAGCTTTTGTTGTTTGGCGCACTTTCTTACCTTCGCCTTTTAATTTTTCATAATGTTCTTTAGGATCAAGATAACCTTTATCATACTGATACATGTGTCCTGGGCCTGCAATAGCACTTGCTTTTTGCTTGCCCTGCGCGCCTGTAAACATACCTGTAATTCTACCACCCATTATATTTCACCTTTTAATTTCCTCTTTGTCCTTGTAATAGGATTTTCATATTCAGTAGGAACAGCATAACGCCTAGCACCTTTTTTAATAGTAGTCCTACCTAAATTTTCTTCGGCTCGTACTGCCTTATAAAAGGTAGAATGATCCGCCCTTTTTAAATGCAGATAAGACATCTTAGGTAAGCCTAATTCATAAGCATCATCTTCATCTACAGGTATTACTGAACCATAATGATATTCACCTGATTTTTCATCCCATCTTGGTACATAGGCAGAATATTCTGGATTAGCATAAACACTTGCCCAATCATAATCACCAAAAATATCGCCCTCTGGCCTGTAAGGTTGTTGTATAGCGCTTTTACCGCCCATTTAATCTTTTCCTCTAAGTAAAAACATTAAATTCAGAATCAGTTTTATGTTGCATGGGTTCATAATTTTTCATTCTAGTCTTTCTTAACGACATTACACAATAACGCATGGCAGAAATCAAATCATCATGCAAGGGTACTATCTTGCCATCCTTTCTGTGATACATACGCATCTCTTCCATAATAGCAGTTTGGTTATTAAATATAAGCAATCTCTGTGTTTTCATTCTGGTTAGCATTTCCATAATACCTGCTTCAACAGAATTACCACCAGTACCATCTCTAGCCCCAGGTTGAGGCGGATTGGTAAACCAGTCAGCACACATATTTACACCTTCGGCTCTATATTGGTCAGTTAAATTTTTACCACTACCCTTATCTGCTTGTCTGCCATCCTGTGGCCAAATAACAGGTATCCATTTACCTCTTGATTTAATTGCACTCGCGTGTACAGGTACAGTTTCTTGGCGCATAGAATAAGAATCATAAACATAAATAATATCGCTATCCCTGTCCCATGCTATCCAAACTGCTGCTGTTGGGTGATCCCAACCAAAATCCAATCCACATAAACGCGGCCAATACTCAGGTATTTCTAATGGTTCGCAAGTAATATAATTCTCAGGTACAGGGAAAACCAAACCAGAACCTAGTTGTGGTATACCTTGTTCACGCATTTTTCTCTCATGCGGAGGTAGGGCTTGTAAGATTTGCTCTCTAATACTCTTGGTCATGTGCGGAGCATCATCCCATGTTGCCTGAATAAGCGCTTGTCCTTCCTTTAAATCGTTTACAAATTGGGCAACAGTCTCGGTCATACCTTGTTCTGGAGTAAAAGTCATATAAACAATTCCGCCTTTATCCGCTGTTCTGGTCAAAGCCTGTGTATAAATACCAGCAGGAGGTTCTTCATCCAGCCAAATTACATCAACCGATTCCCCCATCCATTTTTCCTTACCCATTTCATAAGCCTTAAAACCTATTCTGGAATAACCGCCTGTAACGTGTCTTATCGTTACCGAGTTCACCGCATTGGGGACACCTGCTTTTCTAACAGTCTCGCCAATTTTATCTTTAGGGATTGTGCCTTTACCTTTAGCACCTGGATCATCAGGCTGGCCTAATAATTCCTTCTGACAAACATCTCTGGTAGTTTCATTAGACACCCCTCCTGCCCAAGCACGAACAGGCCTATTAAAACGCTTGCCTTTCCACCATTTAGGATATAACCCTGTTGTATGAAAGGCCATTTCCATAGCACCTGAAAAAGATTTACCTACCCTGTTACCTGCCATTAATAATCTTTGACTGGCTATTTCGTTATGAAATTTTTTCTGATAATCATAGGGCTGATAATGATTAAGAAGATTTAACTCTTTTTCAGCTTCTTCTTCAGCTAAAAGCGTCTTTAGTTCTTCGGCTTCTTCTAATTCGTTCATCTTATCTTGTTTGACTTTCTTCTAGATGACTCTAAATGGATTTTTTCTTTCGGATTAGCCTCTTTTACCATTTTATCAAATCCTTCCTGCTCTTTGCTTACTGGGCCAATATTGTATTTATCCGTCTTATACTTCTTTTCCCATATTTCCAACTGGCTCAATTCGGTTTCATCTTCATATTTTTGTTTGGTCTTATGCTCTATATCGTTTTCACTCATAGTCTCAACCAAAGCATATCTGCAAATTTGTCCTGTACCATCATTCCATTGAATATGCAAAAGATACTTTCTTTTTCTATAATTCCCCAAACATCCAGGGTCAAAAGCTGCTATTGTCATTTTAATTTCTCCCAATCCTCATTATGGATTAATAACCAGAATCCCTGGCGACCTTTCTCGCAAAGTGCCACAATAGGTGTTTTCCTTTCTATATCTGCCAAAGCCTTGGTTTTATCCCATAAAGATACAACGCTATGGTTTTTCCTATATTTACACTCTATGAAATATTTATCATGAATCACATCAGCCCTCGTAATTTTAGAGTTTCCGCCAGATAAAGGCGTTCTTTCACCCTCGAAAAATTCTGCGACCTTCCTCTCTTTATTCTTCCATGTTTTTGTAGGACATCCCATAAGACAAGCATACCAATTATTTCAAAGGTGTGCCACCAAACCACATCACCAAAGATTTACGATTACCCTTAATTACTGGATTAACCTTATGCAGCAGAAAAGAGGCAAAAAATATAGCATGACCACGTTTTAGCTCAAATTTAGCTCCTTCATTAGCATCATCTAATTTTCCCCCATTGAATAATACCAACTCACCACCACTAAAATCAGAAGGGTCAGACAAAAGCAATGTCATGGATATTTTTCTAACTGTCGGCATTGAGGACATTTCCACATTAGAGTCCATATGCCAATTATAAAAACCACCCTTTTTATATTCAGCATATTGTCCTTGCTC